CTCTCGCGCTCGAAAAGGTGGTTTTCGTCCAGTCGCCCTTCAGCTGCTCATAGGAGAGGCCGAGCTTGGCGGCGACCGTCTGCAGGAAGGCCGCCTCGAAGGCGGGAAACGCCGTGGTCTGGCGCGGCGAGGCGTTCATCGTCAGCTTCGAGCCCGGCAGCATCACCGGGATCCGCGCGCCGCCGATCCGCGCGGGGTTGCGCTCATACCAGTCCATCTGCCAGGCGGTCCAGGACTTGCGGGTCTGGACGTCGGCGGCCGGGGTCAGCCGCTGGGCGATGTCCTCGACCGGCAGATCGGACTCGATGGTGGCCGCCATCAGCGCGTTGATCGTCGCCGAGGCGAGTTCGTTGTCGGCGAATTTGCCGAGCATGCGCAATTTCACGATGATCGGCAGAAGCGGCGAGGTGCCGCGGGTGTCGCCGTCGCGCAAAGGCTCGAAGCCATGCACGAAGACCGGCCGGCCCCAGCTCGTTTCCTTGGGCACATAGGTCCAGGAGACCTGTTCGGCCGGGGCCCAGTAATCGCCGAGATGGGCGTCGCGGACCCAATAGCCGATCGGCGCGCCGGAGGCGTCCATCTCGACGCCGGCGCGGCGGGTCAGCGTGTCGCGCTCGCCATAGGGGTTGCAGACGCGATCGGGATCGATCGTCATCACCGCGGTTTCGTAGCGCGCGCCCGGCACCTCGTTGAGGGTGAGGCAATAGCAGGCCTCGCCATAGCTCAGCCAGGTGCGCGCGAGCAGCCGCAGCAGCCCGTTGACGCTGAGGCTGCGCCGCGCGTCGGCGGCGCGGCGGCGATCGTTGGCGAACAGCCGCCATTCCGACTGCATTTTGCTCTTCAGCGCGCGCACCGCGGGCGCTTCGAGGCCGAGCGAGACGCCGTCTGGCTTGGCCGACAGGCTGAGGCCGGCGCCGACGATCATGTCGACGAGCTTGTCGAGCGCCGTCGAGGCGTGCGGATCGTTGCGGATGACGTCCTGGATGCGCGCGATCGTCAGATCGCGGCGGATCAGGGCGCCGAAGTCGCCCGAGCGGAGCGGCGGGCGCCAGGAGGCCGTCGTCTGATCGAGCAGGGTCGAGGCGCGATAAGGCGCCTCATAATCGGTCGTGAGACAGCCGTCGAACATCGCCTGGGCGCGGATCCGGTCGATCTCGGCAGGCGGGATCGGCGCGCCGGAGGCGTCGAGGACGTTTGCGGTCGGCATCAGAAGGTGAAGCCGACCGCGCCATAGACCCGGCGGCCGTTCACGATCGCCTCGAGCCGGGCGACATAGGCGCGCAGCTCGGCGACATTGGCGCGCGTGTAGCGCACGAGATAGCCGTCGACCATCACCTCGGCGGCCATGGCCCCGATCTGCAGCTGATGCAGCGCGGTCTGGGCCGCGGCGAGCATCTGTTCGGGCGTCATCGTCCAGAGGCTCCTTTCAGGCCGTGGTCACCAGCGCTCGGAATTGGCCTTTCCGAGCCGCTCGAGCATTTCGTCGACGGTTTCTTCTTTTTTCGCCGGCTGGGCCGGCGGCTGCGAAAGCGATGGCGCCGCGGGCGCCGGAGCGGGCCGGAACAACGCCGGCACGTCGGCCGGCGGCATGCCGCGCTCTTTGGCGAGCGCGGCCCATTCGGCCGGCGTGATCGAGGACAGGCCGAGGAACTCGGCGAGCGCGAGGTTGTAGACCCGGCAGTCGAGAAAATGGTTGTCGCGCTCGCTCGACGCCTTTTTCCAGACCTTGCGGGTGCGGCCGCGGAACGCCTCGTCGGCGAGATATTCGGCGGTGATCTGCTTGAAATAGGCCTCGTCGAGCCAATCCGGGAAATGGCAATAGCCGTCCGGATCGGCCGCCGCGCCCGAGCGCAGGCCGATCTTGTGCAGATCGGCGTAAAACGAGCCCTTCAGCGGCCAGGTGCCGACCGGCCAGAGCTTGACGCCCTTCTTGACCTTGTGGCCGGCCAGATCGATGTCCATCAGCGCCGGGGTGCCGATCGCCGGCTTGCCCCAGCCGTCGCGGCCGTCGATCGCGAGCACCACGTCCTGGCCCGAATTCGGGTGGATGCGTTGGTTCTGGCGCGCCCAGGCGTAGACGACATGGCTGCGATAGCCGGAATCGATCCCGAGCGCGTCGAGCCGGCGGGTGCGCCCGAAAGCGTCCGGGAATTCCCGGTCGAGCGTCTGTTTCTTCAGTTTCTCGAAGGCGTCGCCGTCGGGCGATTCGGTCGAGCCGTCGCAATAGAAGGCGTCGATCACCCAGGACTGGCGGTCGGGCGCGACCGCGATGACCTCGCACCAGATGCCGCGCATCTGGACGTCGGCGGCGGCGACCAGGATGAGCCCGCGCGCCGGAACATGGCCGCGCTTCAGGCCTTCCTCGCGCCGCTCCATCAGCCGGGCGTGGTCGGGCGCGTCGCCCTTGAACAGATGCGGCAAGCCGAGCACCAGGTTGGCGAAATCCTTGCGGCCGACCTCGCCCTTCTTGGTCTGGCGCAGCCAGTCCTCGGCGATGGCCTCGTAGCTCATCATCAGCGAGATGAAGGCGTCGATGTGAAAGCCGGGGTGACGCTCGTCGCCGTCGACGGTCGGGCGCCAGACGCCGGCGCGGATCATCGGCACGCGGGCGGCGTCGTCGATTTCCCCGCCGCAATGCGGGCAGAGATAGCGGCTGCGGTGCGGATGCGCCGCGTCGATCCTCAGCCGGCCCATCTCGTGGGCGAAGAAGGCGCCGCAGGCCGGGCACGGGCAGAACCAGAAGCGCTGGTCGGAGCGCTTGAAGCTTCGGTCGATGCGGCAGTGGCCGGGCGCCTCGCCCAGCTCGTCGCCGCTGTCGACCTCGGGGGTGGAGATTTCGAGGATCTTCCAGTTGCGCCGGCGGCGGAACGCCGTGAAGCGGCCGAAATAGAGGGTTTCGGGGTCGCCGAAGCCCGGAATGTCCTGCCACTTCGAGAGCTCGTCCTTGACGCCCTTCTTGGCCGTCTTGGACGAGAGGTCCATCACCGCATTGGCGTTGCCGAGCCAGAGCCGGCCGCGCGGGAAGACCTTCTCGTAGGTCGTCGAGCCGACGCCCGAGCGCGAGGTCTGCGGCTCGATCACGGTGCGCCCGGTTCGCCTCTGCCAGGCGTCGATCAGTGGCTGCAGCTTGCCGGCGTTGAGATCGCGCAAGGCGTCGATGCCGGGCACGGCGTAGAGCGTGTTGGCCGGCTCGCGGTCGGCGATGAACAGCGCCCAGCCGAGCGCGAGGATCGAGGCGCCAGACTGCTGCGACTTGCGCACCGTGACGGTGTTGCACGGATGGTCGTCGCCGAGGCAGTCGGCGATTTCGGTCAGATAGGGCGCGCCCTTCGCGCTCCACAGCTGGCCGGCGGAGGGGCCGTCGACCAGGACGAGGTTTTCGCCGAGCCATTGCGAGAGGCGCATCGGCGGCGTCGGCTTCAGGCGAAGCGCGAGCGCCTCGAGGGTCGCGGCGACCGCGGCGGGCGAAGTCACTGCGGCCGGTTCGGCACGTCTTCGACGATCGCGGCGCGCAGTTTTCGCGCCTCGGCGTCGATCGCTTCGGCGATGTCGCCCAGAATATCCGCGCCGAGGCGCTTCAGGGCGGTGTGGAGGCCCCGGACGCCGTCCCGGGCCACGACGGCGGCCAGATCGTCGGCGTGGTCGTCGAGGCGGTCCAGAACCTCGCGGATCGCCGATGCGGCGCGATCGTAGCCCTCGGCGACCGAGGCGGTCTCGACGAGCTTGCCGCGAATCTGGTCGAGGTCGATCCGGCGACGTTCGGTTTCCAGCCAGGTCTTCTGGCGGAGCGCCTCGTCGTAGCTTTCCGACTGCGGCTGCTCGTCGGCGGGCGGGCGGCTGCTCGGCGCCTGCGCTTTCGAGGGATCGTCGTAGCGGCCGCGCAGCGCGTCATATTCGGCGACGTTGAGCCGGGCGACCCTGCCCTGCCCGTCACGCTCGACGGTGAGGCCGTGCTGCTCGACGAAGCGTTTGACGCGGACCGAGACGACCGGCTTCGAAACGCCGTCCCGATCCGCCACCTGGGCGATGGTCCACATGACCGCCCGCGGCGCGTTAACGCTGTTAGCGGGTTCTGTTAGCACCGTTAGCCCTGATTTTTCAACAGCCTCACTGGCAAAACTCCGGACTGCGGCGGCTGCGTCGCGCTTGGAGGGCCGGGGAAGGACCCGCGCCCATCCGATACGCCCGTCACCCCAGAGCCCTGGCCACCTGCTTGGCGACGGCGCCCGGCACGAATTCGGCGACGGCGGCGTAGAAGATCGCCGGGATGTCGCCCTGCCCCAGCTCCTTGGGAAGCGACGGCCCGTAGAGAGCCCGGATCGGAAACCGGCTCTTGCCCAGACGCGCCCGCAGCTTGCCGGTATCCTTCTCGCGGAAGGATCGCTTGAACAGATGGTCGACGCCCCACGTTTTGGCGTCCACCCCCTTGAGGGTCACGGTCACCGGAAATTCGGCGATCGGTATGCCCTTGCCAGTCGCGATGATCGCGTAAGTCATCGCCGGGCCCGACGATCCCGCGATGCGCGATCCTTCGGCGAAGGCGCGCGTCGAGCGCATCCGCGACGTAATCGACCGATAGGCCTTCACGCCGGTCTGTTCCTTCAGGCCGCGCTGGACGCGGGTGCGCACCTTGTCGCCGCCCTCGTTGAGCCCGCGCGCGATCGCCGCGTCGATCCGCGCGGCAAGGCGCGCGAAATCTCCCCTCTGCTCGACCTTGATCGAAAGCGCGATCACGGCCGCTTCAGCCGGGCGTGCGAGGCGGCGAGCGCGATCTTGCGGACGTCGGCCTTGGCTGAGGCGATCACGGCAACGCCTTGATGCGCCGCCTCGCCGAGGCGACCCTGGGCGAGCGCCTTGACGCCGGCGAGGATCGCCTGCCGCCGCTGCGCGCACCCCCCGCAAGGCATCGACGAGCCCCCTTCAAACGCAAAACCCGCCTCGTGGAAGCGAAGCGGGTTCTCTTGATCTTTCTCAGTGTGGACAGTGATATGTCAAGTTTCCGCCGCAAGTCCACAAAACGGGAAGATTTTTTTCTAAGCCCGCGCAGAGGCCTTCCGAACGCGCTCCCGCGCGGCCTGCGGCGCGGCCAGATCGTCGAGCACGCGACGCGACGCCGGCGCATAGGCCTGCTCCCATGGCCGCGCGGGCCGATCGCTGACAATGCAGGCGAATTCCTCGAGCGTCCCGTCGAGTTCGGCCGCGATCACGTCGAGCGCGGCGCGCCAGACCTCGTATTCGGCGCGCGCGATCACGCCTGGCAGCGGATCGGGATCGAGGAAGGTCTTGTTGTAAGCGCCGTGGCGCGGCCGCTTGCGCCGCGCGTCGTAGCCGTCGATCTCGACCTCCTGCGCGACCGGCCCGAACGCGCCCTCGACCATCACCGTGTGGCGGACGAACCACTTGACCTTGCCATGTTCGGTCACGGTCCGGATCGCCGGACGCTCGATCTCGAAATCGGGACAGCCGCCGAGGATCGCGTGTTTCTGGACGAGCCGTCGCGGCGTCCGGCGCAGCCGCGCGCGCCCATCCCGATCGCGGGTCATCAGCCGGTCGATCGCCTGGGCGGGGAGGCCGGCGGCATGGCCGGCGAGGTCGCCGAAATCGCCCAACGGGCTCCAATCGTCGGGAATGCCCAGTTCGAGATCGTCGAGCCGGCAGACCGCCTCGTGGACGCGCACCGCGTCGGGATGCGGTTCGGCGAAGGCCTGATAGTCGGGCGCGACCCCATAGGCGTTTTCCCGCACATTGCCGAGATCGTCCATGAACCGCTCGACCGCATCCCAGGGGTTGCCGACATCGGCGAAGGCGAGCGGCGCGGAGGGGTCCGCCGCCATCTTCGGCAATTCCTCGCGATAGGCCCAGGCGAGCAGATCCTCGACCGGACGCGGCGTCAGCGCGCGCCGCGCCGGCCGGAGCGGCTTCCCGTCTCGCCAGGCCAGAGCCAGCTCGATCACGCTTTGTCGCCTCAATTTCAGCCCGGTCATATCAGCTCCGATCGGTTGCGAGGGTTTAGCGAGGGTCGCGAGGCTTGATTTTATACCCTCGCAATCGTTTTCTTATTGCCTTTCAATATCTTCCAAGGGGTCTGCGAGGGTTGCGAGGGTTTTCCCTATATATACTGTTTCGTCAGTCCTCTTTTCCCCCGGACCCCACACGCTATACGTATGCGCGCGCGAAACCCTCGCAACCCTCGCAAGCCCTTCGTAAGCCCTTGCCGGGCTTTTGTTATTCGCCGCGAGGGTTCAAACGAAACCCTCGATAGACCCTCGCGACCCTCGGTGGCCGAAATGGCGCAGTGTGACGCACCGGCGACATTTCAGCCGCGCAGCGTTGCCGATCTGCGACAATGGGTTGCGGGCGCGGCCGCGTCATCGCGGAAACGCCTCCGGGTCGAGCCGGTGAAACGCCCATTCGAGCGCGCTCTCATAGACGACGGGATCGCCGCGGCTGACGAGCCCGGCGACATAGGTCGCCGCGTTGATCCGCCGGGCGAGGGTCAGGGGCGAGCCGGCCGGCTCGGGCTGCGGGCGCGACCGGCCCGAGCCGGCAAGGGCGAGGCGGCGCTTCACGGCGCGGCTCCCGCCTTACGAGCGGCCATCATCGTCCCCCCCCCCCCCGGATTGGCGAAAACAGCGATCGGGACAGGCAAATGCTTCTGCGCGCTTCATGCGCGATCCTCCGTCGGTTCGGGATATGAAGGCGCAGCGCGCGGGTGCTACGCCGCGATTCGCGCCCAGGGGGTAGCAACGCCACCGACGGCGGGCGCCACCATGCCTTTAGCCTCGCGGCCTGGACATGCGCATGGAGCCCCTGGGCTGGTCCCGGC